TACGAATAATAACCTTCCATAATGAAATCTAGTTGAATTACACATGAGTTCTATTTCAAAATCTGGTCTATAATATTTGACCATACTTAATTTATTTTTAACAGGGTTCATCGTGACATACTCTTGCGGAAAGGACCAAGTACGTAGGTGAGACCATATTGCATCAGTTGTATGCCATTGAATTGTTGAAATAACCATTGGACGTGCAAAAAAATCATCATGATTCACTAGACTATTACTAATTTCCTGCGTGGGTAAAGCTTTAGCAGCTACTGGAGGATCGTGTGTTACATTTTGATTAACAGATACACAGATACTCTGTTTGTCAAGACTGTGATTAGTCAACTCATCCTCCTCCCCTTGCGTTTTAGATGTTTCAAGCTCTATTATTTTAAAGTCACTACATTGAGCTTTAGTAGTAGTGCCTCTCACAATTTGAGGTTGTGAACCTTTTGTTTTTGTTTCAAAAGTTTGTGCTTGTGCGGTTTTGTATAACCAATCAGCGTGTAAACCAACTAAAGCTGATCGGGTTGACAATTTTACGTTATCAACGCTCCCCATTAATAGCACTTGTTCGGAAGTGTCAATTCTTTCACAACGATCTATTAACAGTTGAGGAGGATGGTTACAATAATCTTCGCCAAATTTAATTATTTCACAGTAACCAAAATGAAATAGTTTAGAACTATCTATATTTAAACCTCTGAAGTTTATTAAACCACAGTATTCTATAAAGCTTTGACGCACTTTATCATACATCTTCATTCCATAGTTGGATAGTTCCAATAGACAACTATTGAATCTATTTAATTGATCACTCATTATAAAGGGATCACTCTCAACCCATCTGGGTATTTCCATAACCACATCTAAATCTAACTGAGGCAAGTATATTACTCCTTCTTTCACGAATTTACGCTTCAAAAAAGATACTTCTTCCAGTGGATACCATGTGTCTATAACTTCTTCTTTCAAAGCAGAAGTGTATTCAATTCCTACAGTTTCCAAACTGTTTTTATAACTCTTACAATTAAATGCAGGCACTACATTTGCCATCACAGAAATGAAATCATCATCTCCATAAAATGAGGCTCGTACTAGGCTATTATACAATTTCAAGTCATATCCTGCTCTTATAAAAGCATATCTAACAGTAAATTGACCCATTAAATTATTAAAGTGTGCTGTTATAGCTATGCCAGATTTATTACCTTGCCATAGCTGATATACAATATTAACACATACATGTTTTGAATTGTTAATTGTAGCATACAACACTCGCCTTACACGATCATGTGATTCATGCCACTCAGAATCATGACTATATCTATACCACATATTTATAGCTTCAAGCATTAGCATAGTTATAGGTTGAGAAAGACTAGCATCATAATTGGATCCATCTCCATTTATGTGTGTGTTTCCCACTTCAAGGTGCCGTTTGGCCAAACTAGTCCATTGTAAACTATTTGCGTTTATTCCTACAGCACTTTCCCCATTTATAAAATCACTTTGCACGTGACTCATAAAAGCTCCAAAATATTTTCTTATTAATAAATTTAAATCTACTGGTGCCACTTGAAACAACCTAGTTTTTCCAAGTTTAACCTTTTCTAAGGGTCTTGTTTCATCTTTTAATGTATCAATAAAATAAGTTTCCTTAATAATATTATTTAAAGCCATTTCTTCTCTTTCTTTAAATTGTTTCAATACGTAATCTCCCATCTTATATTTATTGGGATTACTTTGGTATAATTCAAAAAATGGATGTTTCCCACTAGAATTATCAATGCTTACATAAGGATAACCAGCTGAAGTACTTAATTCAATTGGTTGTATTAATCCCCATCCATTAACTACTTCATCATCAGTCAAAATATGAGCACCATATATACTATGTATATTCAAATATGTATTTCCAACATGATCGATTATTTCTTTCATTTTAGATATATTTGGGTATGGGCTAACTTTTGGTAATTTTTTCATAGCACTAAACAATGGCGAAATTAGTTCATCATTCTCATTCCTAAATGGTCTGAGACGGGCCACACTCACAGTAGAAGTGCCATAATCTTCCTCCATTAAAGAG